CCAAGACAGCCGCCCCCAAGAAGGCCAAGGCCAAGGTGAAGGCCAAGCCCGCGAATGGGGCTCAGGCGAAGGCTCAGGCAGCCAAGGCGAAGGTTTCGAAGGAGGCAGCCAGGGAGAAGGCTCAGGATGCAGCTCGGCGAGCTGCTGAGGAGCCGAAGTCAGAAACGTCGTCCACGCCCACCGCGAACTGAAGGAGTCTCAGATGAAGAAAGAAGATAAGGAAAAGGTTGACGCTTTGACGGTTCGTTACCAGGCGAGGCTGGAGAAGCGTGTGGCTGAGGGGCTCGGTCTCCCTGGTGATGGGGGGAGGCAGGGTCGGCTTCCGGTGGGCATCACGGAGGAGAACCGGGAAGCCTACGTCGCTCTTCGCGATCAGCTCAGGCAGCTCAAGGATCTGCGGAAGAACTCGGTGGTCAAGCTGCGTGAGATCATCGATGGCATGGAGGCTCTGAAGGGGGCCAAGGCCAAGCCCGGGAAGAAGGCAGGGGCCAAGAAGAAGAAGGCATCCTGATTCTAGAATCAGGGTAGATCAAGTTTCAAGATAGGGGCAGCCCTGGGAAACCGGGGTTGCCCCTTTTTTTGTGTCTCGATGGCTGATACTCTTTGTGGCCAACCGGAGGTGGCCACAATGCCCCATAAAGCTCTCAAGCTTGTTGATCTTCATTGCGAATCCTGTGACCATATCTGGGAAGCGTTGCTTTCTCCCGATGAGGACTTGCAAGGCTGCCCTGAGTGTGGTTCTCTCAAGGTCTGTCAGGTGCCTGGTGGAAACCCGACAACCTTGCATGACCCAAACGTGAGAACCAATGCGTTGAAGAAACGCAGTGAGGATCACTCTCGGAGAACGTTTGGTGAGAACGTCGAGAGATTGAAATCTGAAGGTAGACTCCCACTCAAGCATTAGGAGGAAGAAGATGCCCGAGCTGACAGAGAAACAGACGAAGGATCTCGAGAAGAAGAGGGAGAAGGCCACGAATGTCCAGCGTGCGTTGGACGATGACATTCCCTTTGAGGTCCTTGATGGGATGGAGAGCTTGCAGCACAGGGGCATCATCAAGAGGCTGAATCTCTGCTTCAAGCGTGGAGGGGTTGATGGGCTCGCCTTCCTGGGGTCTCTCGACAGCATGCTGCGAGAGTGGAAAGCACTCAGCAAGGTGATGGACGCCACAAGGAAGATGGCTAGGAAGGAAGAGGAGAAGATCAGCAAGCTGCTCGGTACGGACTAGCAGGAGACTGCATCAACAAGAGCTGCTTTGCAGCCACTAGGAAGGTCATATGCAAAAACCAGCGACCTGGCCCCTACTGCCTGTTACAGCCAAAACCTGGGATGGGATTGCTGGTGGAAAATACCATCTCATCGATACGCTTCCTCTCTGGCATAGTTTCTATGAACAGTTGAAGATCAAGAAGCAAGTTGCTTGTGATTTGGAGGCAACTGGACTTTCCTATATTGATTCCAAGATTATTGGATTTAGTTTTAGTTGGGGAGCTGAGAATTCTTATTACGTCCCTGTTAGGCATGAGACGAATGAGAAGCAACTTGATATAGATGTTATTCGTCCAGATCTGGAAGAGTTCTTTTTTGATCCATCTCGCGTTACGATTTGGCACAATGCTAAGTTTGATTGTCACTTCCTAAAGATGGAGAATCTGACTCCTCGAGGAGTAGTGCATTGTACCCGCCTCATGCACTCTCTTATTCGTGAAGAACAGTCCACGACAGCATTGAAGAAGCTCGCTGAGGTAGAGATTCATCCAGATGCAGCAAAGTGGGAAGTTGCTATTGATGAGTTTCGTGCAACTTATGCTCGCAAGAATAAGATTCCCAAGAAGATGGTCCACTATGGATTGATCCCTCTTTCATTGATGGTACCCTATGCTGCTTCTGACGGGCACTACGCATGGATTCTATACAAGAAGAAGTTGTCTCAAATAACCTCTGATCCTTCCCTGCAAGAGTTGTATCTTATGGAGTCTCAGCTTCTTTGGGTTCTCCTCAATATTGAACACAATGGAGTTTTCATAGATCGTCCTTATCTTGAGAGGGTTGGTCCAGAGTTAGATATTGAGATAGAGAGATTAAGAGGGGAAATCAAGCAGGCACTAGGTGATGTGAACCCAGATAGTAACATGGCTTTGGCTGAACCACTTCAGAAGATGGGAGTGAAACTAACCAAGAGAACCAAATCTGGGAATCGATTTTCTCTTGACTCTGAGGTTCTTGAGAAGTTGGCCAGCAAGTACAAAGTTTGTGCTGATCTCAAAGAGTACAGAGGTGTGGTAAAGATCAAGTCAACTTACATAGAAGGTATTATCAACAAACTTACTGATCTATGGCAACTTCATTGTGAATACAATCAGGTGGTCAGTACAGGTCGCATGTCTGGAAAATCTCCTAATCTCATGAATATCCCCGCCAAAAATAAATCCATCCGTCGTGCCTTTATCCCACCCAAAAGCGTCGTCTGCGTTAGTTGCAGTTACGAGAGAAAACATCTCGTGATACCGGCGAAATGTCCCATCTGCGGGGCTAAAGTGATCACGAAGGAGGACTACATTCTGGTCTTCATGGATTACAACCAAATGGAGATCAGAATGACGGCTCACTACTCTCGGGATCCTGTTCTTCTGGATGTGTACAACGTCACCCACCAGGATGTTCACCTTCGGACGATGTGTGAGATCTGGGGGGAATATGGTTATGACGATGGATTGGCTATTTTACATGATGAATCTCATTCTGATCACATTCATGTAGTTGAGATGCGAAAGATTGCCAAGATCACTAACTTCCTCATCATCTACGGTGGTGGTCCCAGCAATCTGGCTTCCAACATCAGCACCCCAGATAAGCAATACACTGAAGCTGAGTGTCGTCGATTTATCCTGAGCTACTTTGAACGGTTGAAGGGGGTGCGGCGTTGGATTACACGTACAAAGATGTCCCTGAGAGAGACGGGGTGGGTCCAGAACTACTTTGGTCGCTACCGAAGGTTCCCGGAGCTGGCCAATTTGCTCAAGCGGGTTAGTAGAAATGCACAGTGGATGATAGAGCGTTGTGAGCGGCAGGCAACCAATTTTCTGATCCAAGGAACTTGTGCTGATTTATTCAAGATCGCTATGGTTCGTGCTAACTCAGTTTTGAAGGATGCAAGATCAGCGGTCATCATGCCCATTCACGACGAGCTGGTGTTCTACTGGCATGTGGACGAGTTTAAGCACCTGGGTGAAGTCAAGGCCAAAATGGAAGACTTCAACTTTGAAGTGCCCATGACCGTGGACGTATCCTACTCCTCTTCTACTTGGGCCGAAAAGCATGAGCTGAAGCTGGCTCAAGCGATACGGTAGACCCTCACCTGGTTATAACAAAGGATACAGGGCAAGCTCTGTGCCTTTGCTGTGGAAAGGATGATTCGGGATGCCCAACAATTTCACTGGTTTAGAGGTGAATGTCACAATAGACGGGATCAGCTATGAGGCAAGCCTTGAGGAAGACATCACAATTGACGGTCAGGACTTGGATGCAGAGTTCTTGACTCAGGCTCGCAAGTTTGCTTGGTGGGCCATGGTGTCAGAGCTGGCCAAGGATTTGATGAATCGTCGTAAGTACGATCTGGATCAACTATATGCTCGCCAAGATCACAGGGTTCGCATGGAGGCGTCATGTCCTCCCTCCCCCGCCAAACCCGTCAAGCTCACTGAGAAGATGGTTGAGAACAGCGTGATCACTTCTCCTGAGTACAAAACTGCCTATGAATCTTACCTCGATACCAAGAAGTATCATGGTATGCTTTCGGCTGGTCGAGAGGCATTTGTTCAAAGGAAGGAGATGTTGATTAGCTTAGGAGCCAATTATCGGGCTGAAGGAAATGCAGATCCAGTTCTTCTCCAAGAGAAGGCCAAGATCAAAGCGTCAGAGTTGGCTAGGCGTCGAGTTGTTGCATCAGTGACTAACCAACCCCCTCGTGATTCTAGAAATACACGAACTCCAGTCCGTAAACCGTAACACAAGGGAGATCAGACATGGCAACGTTCAAGACCTCAGTTGAAAAAGCCAAAGCGAAAGCAGCCGAAGAGGCAGCCAAGGCTGAGAATCGTTTCCAGAGGACAGCACGGACTTTCTGGAAGCCCAAGCAGGGACAGAACCGCATTCGCATCCTCCCGGCTTGGACGGGTGAAGGCCCCAACGCCAATCAGTTCTGGCGTGAGATGTACGTGCATTGGGGGATTGGTCCTGACGAGGAGAATCAGGTCAACCTCACGTGCCCTCGGCTCACTCCTGGGAGCGAGACCAAGGAGTGTCCGGTTTGTGATGAGTATAACCGCCTGCGGGGAACAAAAGACCCCAACGATCTGGAGATGGCAAAGGAGCTTCGAGCGAAGCAGCGTGCCTACAGCAACATCATTGATCTGACTGACCCTACGTGGTCACAGGAGGATCTTGATGAGTTTAAGCTTCAAGGTGTCGAGGAGATTCCTGGGGTGGATTCCCCCAAGATCCAGGTTTTCAACTATGGGCCTACCATTCTGAAGGAACTGTTGGACATCTTCTGTGACGAGATTGATCTGACGGATCTTACGGAAGGCCACAACGTGGTCATCACTCGCACGGGAAAAGATCTCCAGACTCAGTACAGGGTTCGCATCGAGACCAAATCGACACCTGCTCCGGTCGATTCAGAGCCTGATCTTCATGATCTGGATGCTATCATGCCTTTCAAGGAGCCCTATGTGATGAAGGCTCTGCTTGAGGGGGTCGATCCAGAGGAGATGAAGAAGCTGTATCTAGCCGAGGGAAAAATCATTGAGGGTGGCAATGGGGAGAGTAAGCCTGCTGCTAAGGCTGCCTCTAAGCCTGCTGCTAAGGCTGTCGCCAAGAAGCCTGCTCCCAAGCCCGAGCCTGTTGAGGAAGAGGCTGTCGAAGAGGAAGAGGTTGCAGAGGAAGAGGTTGCAGAGGAGGAAGAGGCTGTCGAGGAAGAGGCTGTCGAGGAAGAGGCTGTTGCAGAGGAAGAAGGGGAGGGTCCTCCTCCATGTTTCGGTGCGGAGTTGGATGCTGGTGATACCCAGTGCTCTGAGGATTGCGGTCTATTCGAGGACTGCAAGGTTGTTACGGAGGCAAGGTTGGCCAAGGAAAAGAGGAAGCCAGTTGGGAAACCAGCTAGCAAGCCTGCTCCTGTTGCTGCCAAACCTGCTGGCAAGCCAGCGGCTCCCGTGGCGGGAAAGAAGCCTGCTTCTCCAGCAACAGGGAAGGCTGCGGGGAAGATGGACACGGGCGATGTGGACGATCTGGCCAAACGGATGCGTGCGGCTATCGACGGCAACCGTTAGATCTCGTAGAGGCAGGGGCAGCTTTTCTTCTTAGGCAGAGCTGCCCCTGTCCAGGAGGCAGTCATGGCCAGGACCGCAGTCAAACGTAAGTCATCTACCCAGGCTGACGAAGATCAACTGGTTCATCTTGTCGTCAAGAAGATGGAGAACCAGTTTGGTTCCAGATCAGCTCTCATTCCTGATTCTGGAACCATTCTCTGCCAGATTGATCACTGGGTCAGCACACGCAACTTTCTCATCGATAGTGCCATTGCCGGTGGGCTTCCCATGCCCCGTCCCATCATTCCCTTTGGAAGGCTCACTGAGATTGCTGGGCTCAATGGAACAGGGAAGACAACGCTTCTGGGTCAGATCATCGCAGAGACACAGGCCACAGGTGGCATTGCTGCGGTCATTGACACAGAGCAGTCCATTGATCTTTCTTACTTCGAGAAGCTGGGAGTCAATCTAAGTCGGTTGATTGTGATCCAGTGTGAAACCATCGAAGATGTGTTCACACGTCTTGTTTCTCTCGTTGAAGCGATCAAGGAGTTCAGCACAGACCGTCTCATTTGCATGGGATGGGATTCACTAGGTGGAACCCCGACCAAGGCTCAGGCTACTGCTGAAGCTGATGATCATTTCTACGCTGAGGCAGCGAAGGTGGTAGGTAAGAACCTCCAACGTCTCATTCAGATGATCTCTCGAGAGAGGATTGCTCTCGTCTTCAACAATCATCTCTATCGGAAGATGAATGTGAAGTACGGGGACCCCTGGGAGACCTACGGAGGGGAGAAGGTCAAGTTCTACTCGACGTTGAGGATTCGTCTTGAGCGAGTGGGAGCTATCGGTGAGGGCATTAAGGACAAGGATGAGGAAAAAGTGATCATTGGGCACCGGGTCAAGGTGAAGGTGATCAAGAACAAGATGGCTCCAATGCTGAGATCTGTTGTGGTTCCTTGCATTGGGAATCATGGTTTCAGTCTCAACTACTCTGTTTTCGAGCATTCGATTCAGCAGGGGTTGATCACGGGAAAGACGTGGCGATCTTGGTCCACCTCATCGGAAGAGGTGAAGTTCCTGGGTTGGAAAGGGTTTCAGGAGAAGGTCATGGTACATCCTGAGTATCCTGATCTGGTCCAGCAGGTGGTGTCAAATCACTACCATAAGAATTCCGTTGCTGGGGAAGTAGAGACGGAAGTGGAGGATGAAGAGTGAGACGGGCACCCGCTGAGGGGAAGTGGCAAGGCACAGTGACAGTGCTTCATGCCACGGAGAAAGCTCTGAAGGTGGACTACGAAGGGGAAGAGATATGGATCCCCTATAGCCAGGTTGATGATGACTCTGAGATCTATAAGAAGGAACAAGTGGGGGAGACAGGTGAGCTTGTGATCTCAGAGTGGTTGGCCAAGGAGAAGGGTCTGATTACATGAAGGTACTTCTCTTTAGTGATCTTCATGGCCACGCATTCAAACCCTACGCTCAGCTTCTACCCAACGGGATGAACTCCAGGCTTCAGGATGCTGTGGAAACACTGGATCAGATCAGAGCAGTGGCCAAAGAGGAGAAGGTTGATCTGATCCTCTTTGGTGGAGACATGTTCCACACTCGAGGTACTATTCACGTGCAAACATTCAATGCCATCTTCGAAGGAATCTCGAAGATGTCACTGGGAAGAATGGTGGGGTTGCTTGTGGGCAACCACGATCAGACCTCTCGGCGGGGGGATGTCCACAGTGTTTATGCTTTTGGAGCTGTGGCGACGGTGATGGACAAGCCAGGATGGGTCAAGTTCACAACCAAGGGTGAAGACCTTCACATTCTGGCTCTGCCTCACACTCCAGAAAAGGATGACATCCTTGTAGAGATCAATGAAGCACTCAAAAACCCTCCAGGTGATCCTGCAATACTTCTGGGACACTTTGGTGTTGATGGGGCTAGCATAGGATCAAATCTGGTTTTGATCGACAAGCATTGTCTGTCCATGAAGGACATCTCTCAATTCCAGCAAGCGTTTTCTCAGATCTTCCTAGGACACTATCACCATCCTCAGAAGCTCGCGAACAACGTGCGCTTCATTGGAGCCCCCCACCACCACAACTGGGGTGATGTGGGTTCACTTCGAGGGTGTTGGCTGTGGGTACCAGGGGAGACCCCTCGATTCAAAGCATTGCCTGGTCCCACCTTCAAGAAATTCGATCTGCAAACCATTCGAGAGGGTGTTGGGCTCAAGGAGAGCGACATTAGGGGATGCTACATCAGGATCATGTGTGAGGAGTTTCCCACAGATCTCGAGCAGAGTGAGCTGCGGACCAACGTGATGGGCACCGGGGCCAGAGTAGTGGAGTTTGTGGTTCTAGAACAGTCACAGGTCGCATCAGGACCGGTACCCATATTCCAGGTGGGAATGGACTTCGAGGAGATGCTAGAGTCCTACATTCACAGCCAAACTGATCCCCAGCTTGATGATGAGATGTTGTTCATGCTTGGGAAGGAATTGTTGGGATGACCTACGAACAGATCGGGGCTGAGGTTGGAAAGTTGGTGACAGAGAAGCAAAAGCAGTACGGAGACAGCTTCACCAAGGCGGGACAGATCATGAGGATTCTCTATGAGAAGGGAATCCCTACTGAAGCGATGGCTGAAGCTTTGACTGTGGTGCGAGTGTTGGACAAGCTTAATCGTATTGCCACTGCCCGTGGTGGTCCTGATCTTGGTGGTGAGAGCCCTTGGCGTGACATCGCAGGATACTCCCTATTGGAGCTGGGCAAACATGAATGTCATCTTCAAGACCCTGAGCATTCGTAACTTCCTCAGCATTGCTGAGGAGGTGTTGTGGCAACTGACTGGGAAGGGTTTGGTTCTTATTGAGGGTGAGAACCAAGACAGTCAAGTGGCAGACAGTAATGGGAGCGGTAAGAGCACATTATTTGAGGGGTTAGTGTGGTGCATTTGGGGCAAGATGGTTCGGGGCGGGTCTGGGGATGCTGTGATCAATCGGAAGGTGGGGAAGGACTGTTCTTGCTTCCTGGAATTCACTTACGGAGGTGTGGGGTACAGCATTCTCCGGTGTAGGAAGCACGAGACAAAGAAAAACTCCCTCGAGTTGTGGTCTTTCGATCCACCCACCAATACCTCTTCTGATTTAACTCAGGCCACGATGGCTCTGACCCAGGAGAAGATCGATGAGATTCTAGGGATCGACTACGATACTTTCATTCGTGGGCCGATGATGCCTCAGGGAAGCTTCAAACGGTTCAGCCAGATGACTGACATGGAAGTGAAGTCAGTTCTAGAACAAGCTCTTCAGATCGAGAAACTAGCCGAGGCTCGGGGACGAGTTCGTCAACTTCTTCGACAGGTGGAGATGAAGGAATCCACATTCAAGACAGCTTTGGATGGTGCAAAGACAAGTATCACACTATGTCGAGAGAGACTAAGCCAATACCAAACTGAAGGACATACATTTGAGAAGAATAGGATTCAGCGTGTTGCTGATTTGGAACAGCAGGTTGCTTCTGGTGAAGAGCAAAAGAAGGAAATCCTAAAACCCTGGGGTACAATTGATCCCACTCTCATTGCTACGATTGGGGATGCGTTGAGGGACTCTAAGGAGAAGTCTGTCCAGATTGGTCAGATGATGCAGGAGCTTCGTCAGAAGTGGGTGGAGAAGGAGGATGCCCTGCGTCAGCATCTTAGTGGGAAGATCACTCTTCAGGCTACACTCGATCATGAGAAAGCAGATTTGGTCCATCGTCACGATGCGATTGAAGAGCTGGTGGGCCAGTGCCCAACGTGTGAGAGGCCCATCACTCCGGATGGGGTGGCAGCATCTCTGGATGTGATTGACAGCATACTGAAGATGAACGTCAAGGCATTGAGGGAGGTTGTTGAGGAAGTGGGGGAGGCCAAGAGGGCATTGAAGGAACTGCAAGAGAAGCGGGATGAGTCTTTGGATGGGGCTGAGGTATTTGTGAGAGGGGCAGCAACGAAGATTCGGGCCTTCGAGAACCAGATCAATCATGTTCAACAGGCACAGCGAGAGCTTGAGCTAATTGACAAGCATATCCAATCTTTTCGAACTGCCGCAGTTGAAGCTACAAATGCTCAGTCACCGTTTGCCAATGTGATTGATCGTGAAAAGTTGACCATTTGTGACCACCTTCGGAAGATTCAAGCACTGACAGCTCGTGTGGCTGCCTGTGAGAGGCAATTGCGTCATCTCAAGTTCTGGGAGGAGGGGTTCAGCAACCGGGGCATCAAGAGCTTGCTTCTAGAATCAGTGACCCCCTTCATGAACCAGCGGGCGGCACACTACAGCCAGGCTCTCTCTGATGGGGAAATCAAGATTGAGTTCTCTACTCAGACTACCTTAAAGTCAGGCGAGGTCCGAGAGCAGTTCTCGGTGCAGGTGACTAATGAGAATGGAGCGGATACGTACGCTGGTAATTCAGGTGGAGAGAAGGGTCGAGCAGATTTGGCGATCAATTTCGTGCTGTCTGACCTGGTTGCTTCTCGGGCTCGGAAAGCTTTCCCTCAGCGTTTTTTCGATGAGCCCTTTGAGGGATTGGATGAATCTGGGGTTGATGCTGTCATGGCACTGCTTTCATCTATGGCAGTGGATGCAGGGTCCGTCTTTGTCATCACACATCAGCCTGGCATGAAAGGACTCTTCGATGGAACACTGACGGTAGTAAAGGAGAGGGGGCGCAGTGTCATACGTTGAAGCAATGAATATCGACACTCTCCAGAAGATTATTGATCGACTGATGCCATCACCGATTGCCATACCTTTGAAGGTACTGGAGATTAAGGAGTTATCTACGACGACTGACGCACACACATTCAGAGCAACGGCTCAGGTGGGACGGTCCCAGGAATATAAGAGTGAGTATTCGGTTTCTGAAATGGCTATTAGGGTTGTTTCGTTCGAGCGGCAGTACGAAGTGATCTATCAGTGTTTTGAGTTCATAGGACGGGCTTTGCTCAACAATGCCTATTTGGATCTTGTGGGAATGCACTTTCCTGATGTGTTGGATCGATACCATCGAGAGATGCACGAGGGATACGAGCGGGTTCTGAGAGCAATGCCCGCTGAGATTCAACTGGGTGGTTATTATGGGGGTCTTCAGACTGTGACCATTGGTGGGATTCCCATCCACGAGTCGCTTCCCATTACCATGATCATCAAGGGAGCAATGGAGAAGCAAAAACCTTCCTTCGACATGGAGTACCTTGGTTGTCCTGCTCCCATTACTCCAGCAGATCAGATTGATCAGGTTAGACGTTTTCATGATGCTGGGTTGATCTCCACGCTGAAAGCTACCGAATTGGTGGGCAAGATGTTTCCTGTGGTTAAGGACATTGAAGCTTGTGCTCTACTGCCAGGTGCAAAGTTCAGGATGGCATGTGAGACAAGACTTAGGATCGCTTTCTGGAGGAAGCTATGAAAGACAAGCTTGAGGCAGCAATGATTCGGGAAGGGAGGCCAAACTACAATGATCCTTCGGTTCCTGTGTGTCTCGAATCAGGAAGGCGCATCGAGGTTGAGTTCTGGTGTGGAGATTGCCAGCACTACATCTACCTCAAGCTCAACATAGCTCTCGAAGGGAATCATGTGGTGGTTTGTCCCCAGTGCAGTCACAAGCATTATCGAGTGGTCAAGAACGGAATCATCATGGGTGACCGCTATGAAGAGGGGAAGATTATCGCTGATGAGATTGTGCCTATGAAGTCAGCCGCTACGAAGGAGCGAAGGCAGCGTGGCGGTATCGCATTGATCAGAGAGATGGAAGCTGTAGGCATTCTCAAGTAGAGGAGATGATCATGGCTAAGAAGATTGAGCGTCAAACATTCAAAGTTGGGGACGAGGTGTTTTGGAATAGCCAAGCAGCAGGGACCTCAACAAGAAAGCAAGGTGTGGTGATTCGAGTGATTGGAAAGGGAGAGTATTGCCCCATTGGTGGTGGTGATCTGATGAAGTATGCCGTGCAGCTTGGCTCTACACATCCTCGAGATCACGAGAACTACCTCGTGGTGGTGCCAGGGAAATCGAAGAAGGCGAAAGAAATGCTCTACCGTCCTGTGGTGAGCAGTCTCAAGATGGTTGTAACCTACATCATAGGTGTGTGAGAGATGGGGGACCTGATCGGATGCTGGTGCAGGTATACCATGCCGAGAACAATTCGGCGAAAGAAGAGCCCTCTGCGTCAAACGGTACAGCAAAGATCACTTCCTCGAGTGGAAGTGATCGACTACTTTCCACCTGAGCATGATCCTGAACGTGAGTTGATCAGGGACAAGCTTGGGCAGCCAAGGAGGAAGAAGATGGGCGAGGCAAAAGAGATTGTGGGGAAGCCCTATGACGATCACTTCCCGGCTCCTGTGGGTGTTGCTGCGGGGTCAGTCATCCAGCGCATGAGTCTGATGGTTGATGACATCGATAGGGCTATCCAAGTCAAAGAGCACGATCTGTCAGTGGAAGGCAAGAATAACTTCGCTGAGAACCATTACAAGATCGGAATCCTCAAGGGAGCTGACAGTCTCATCCGTCGGGCGCGTGCGATGCTTCAGGACTATGGAACTGATCTCGATCAGGATTTCGACCCAAGCGAGGACATCAAGGCTGCCTCGGGTGAAGACCTGGAGAATGGTGTGGTCATCCCTCTCAACAGTGACAAGAAGGAATATGACCCCATTCCCATCATGGAAAATGTTGAAGAGGAAGATGAGGAGGATGGGAAGGATGACAAGGGTGGGGATGGGGGCAGCTTCAAGTTCTAGAAAGGAGATCACCATGCCACTCTGTCTCAATGCCGACCCAGCAATGGATTTGAGGAAAAGGATCGTGTGGGACCCAGTGAAGTCAGAGGATGTTCTCGAAGCTCAACATCGCGTTGATGTCCTTCGCAACCAAGGGTTTACTGTGGTTGAGGGACCATTCCTTCCAGGGGAGATGGTTCTAGAACCACCGAAGCGAGCCGCTGACCTCTTCTTGCTGCGTATTCTGGATGATAGTGGGGACACACGCATTGTGTGGAGCCGCAAGAGCGAACAAGAAACCAAAGAGGCTCGCCAGAAGTTTGAAGAGCACATCAAGAAAGGATACAGAGCCTACGTGTGCCGGTTGGATGGTTCCAAGGGGCGGCGTATCGAGGACTTCGATTCTCTGCTTGAAGAGATCGTGCTGA